GTGTCGGGTATGACATTCGACCCGAACGACCCACTGGTACAGGCGCACATCGCGTCTAAGGAACTGCTCATCACCACGATACCCGACGAGTGGCACGCCACGCTCCGGGCGCAGCTCCTGGACGGCATGGCGCAGGGGGAGAGTGTCGCCGAACTGCAGAAGCGCGTCTCGTCCGTGTACGAGGGCATCTATGACTGGCAGGCGCAGCGGATCGCACAGACCGAGGTCATCGGCGCCGAGAACGTGGGCACCTGGGCAGCGATGCAGGAGGCCGAGGTCGAGAGGAAGTCGTGGCTTGCCACCCTCGACAACCGCGTTCGGGACAGCCACGCCGCCTGCCATGCGGAGGGCGCGATCCCGGTAGCCGATCCATTCAGCAATGGCCTCATGCACCCGGGCGCCAGTGGCCCGGCGGCAGAGGTCGTCAACTGCCGATGTAGTTTGGCAGCGGAAGTGGAATAGCTAAGACGTAGACAACCCATCGCGTATCACCACAGGCCGCCTTCACCCGAGGGCGGCTCTTGTAGTTCTGCCCACGGATAGCGGGGGACAGCATGGCCGAAACCGAGACAATCATCGCGCAGACGCTGGAGGTTCTCAGCAAGCGGACATTCACCGGGCCGAGGTGGCCGCCCATTGGGAGACCGTACTTCGCTACCGGGGGAGGGGCGTGGGGGCGAGCCGTGATACAGAAATGCGGCGAGCGCTGCGTCCGGTGCGGCTCAACGCAGGGGTTGCAGGCGCACCACATCCATAGGTTTGCGGATGCCCCGCAGTTCGCCGGAAACGTACACAACGGCGTGGCGCTGTGTAGGGAATGCCATAGGCACGCGCATCGGACTGGCGAGTATTGCGCTCCGGGAACTCCTAACTGGGCGGCGGCGCCGGGCACCACCACGGACATTCGCAAGCAACCTAAATTGCCGCTCTAGAGAATCGCCGAAGGGTCTAGAGTTCCGATTCTGTTAAATAACCACGTTGCGTAACTTGAGACTCGCCCCTAAGCCGCACCCGGGGCGGGTTTTCGCGTTCTCGGCGCTCCCCGATGGGACGCTTGGCAAGCCAAATCGGAACGTTCCGTGGACGGATTGAGCGGGCGTTTAGGAAGCGAGGTGCCCCAAATGACGCAATCAGCGTTGCCTTTCTCGCGTATCCACACGTACCCGGCGACGGTCAAAGCGGCTGGCTTCGATCAGACGATAGGCGCGCGCATCGTCGAGGGCACCGCGTCTACGGACATGCTCGACCGCGACCAGGAGCGCGTCAACATCCACGCCTTGGCAAAGTCGTGGGCGGCATCGTCGAAGGACGGTGCGAACCCCCGGTACCTGCGCAATCACGACGTTGACCTGCTGCTGGGCAAGGTTGTGGACGTGCAGGTGGCCGGCAACCGGCTCGTCACGCGGTCGGCGCTGCTGCCCGAGGGCGAGATCGGCTACGTGGACGAGGCCTACAAACTGATTCAGTTCGGCGCGCTGGAGTCGCAGAGCATCGGCTTCAACCCGATGACCGACTGGAAGGACGCGGGCGAGAAAGACAAGGACGGAACCTGGTGGTGGGGCAAGCAGGACGGTAGCGGGGCGTTGGACTGGATGGAACTCTCCGCGGTCACCATCCCCGCCAACCGGCAGGCGTATGACCTGAGTGTCGCCAAGGGCCTCGGTCTGACGACTGAGCGACCCTGGGCAGACGCAGACGCGGCGGTGATTGCGCTCGCGCCGGAAGACCACCCGTGGGACGTGGCGGGGGCGCAGAAGCGCGTGCAGGCGTGGGCGGGTGGGGACGAGGCGAAGCATCGGCAGGCGCACCTGGGGGGCGCTGACGGGCTCCTGGTGTGCGACGTTATCGACGGGGAACTGCAGGCCGTCTGGCGGGCGTGCGCAGCCACCGCGACGCGGATCGCCAACGCCCCGGTGGCCGCGTTCACCGCCCTGAAAGCGCTGTACGCCCGCTTCGGCAAGCAGTGGCCGACCGGGCTGGAGCCGGGCTGTAACACCAAGTCCGTGACGTGGCACAAGCACGAGGATCGCATCTACGAGGAAGTGCGCTTCGAGTCGAGCCTTACCATCGGCAAGCAGAGCTGGGCGGGAGCCGGAAACATCGTGCGCCATTGGGCGGGAGAGGGGCGAGTCCTATCGCCTGTCTACGTCGAGTCAGCGGTGAGCACTATCACCGAGGCGTCAGCGGTGCTCAAGGCAGGCCGAGTCCTATCGGATGACAACCGCACGAAGGTGGAAGCCGCAAAGGCTGCGCTCGAAGATGTGCTGGGGGCAGACGACGCTTCGCGCGCCGCGCAAGACGAGCGGTCGCAAAGCAACGCCCTGGCACAGGCCTTCCTCTCACTAGGCGGATAATCCGCCACCGAAGGGACGAAAACTAACCAGAAGACCCCTATCAGCCTCGCCATTGCGGCGGGGCTTTTTCATTTAGGGGCAGGAGTCACCCACATGGCAGACGAGACGAAGAGGACCGAAGAGGTGCTCGCGCAGAAGGGACGTGAGCTGCTGGAGGCCCTCGGCCGCAACCCGGACGAGATTCAGCCTGAGCAGACGGCAGAGGCCCTGACCGAGGCCACGAAGATCATCGACGCCTACCACGCCGCGAGCGGCAAGTACCCCGAGGACAACTCGGAGCTGAAGGACTTCATCCTCCGCCGCGAGGCCGACCTGCTGCGCGCGAAGCAGCTCACGGTAGCCGAACTCGGCCACGAGCGGAAGTCCGAGGAAGTCATCGACGAGGGTGCCAAGGCCGGCGCGTCGCTGATGAAGCGCGCCAAGGCACACGCCGGCGGGCTCGGCCTTCTGGACGCCGTGCGCGAACAGAAGGCCTCGTTCCGCGACCTGATCTACTCCCCGTCCTCCGACGAGGACGTGCGGATGGTGCAGCGCGCCAACGATGACATGCTGCTCCTGGCATCCGCTTCCCGCCAGCCGGTCGTGAACCTGGACGTGTACAAGGGTTTCCGCGCCAAGCTGGACGAGATCGGCAAGGCGATCAACACGAGCACCGACTCGAACTGGGTACCGACCCAGTACTCGCCCGACCTGATCGAGACCGTGTACGAGTCGACGGACGTGGTTCGCCGGCTGCGGCGCATCAACTTCCCCCAGGGCGCGAACACCCTGAGCATCCCCGTGCAGGGTACCACGGACATCGGCACCTACGCGGCCGGCGAGAACATCACCGACGATGGCGGCGCCAAGTTCACCGCGAGCCAGCCGAACACGGCATCTTCGGTCTCGGTGACCTGCAAGAGCATCGCGGCGCGCACGGTCGTCTCGTGGGAGATGCAAGAAGACTCGATCATCCCGGTCATGCCGTTCATCCGCAGCAACATGATCGAGCAGTTCAGCCGGAACATCGACGACGCGGTTATCAACGGCGACACGACGGCAACCCACGTCCACACGGGTATCACCGCGGTCAATGACCACCGCAAGCTCTTCGACGGCTGGATCGACGCGACTAAGGCGGTCACGACCGCGAATGTGGACGCCGTGACGTACTGGAACCTGGAGAACATCGTGAAGCCGCTCCTCTACATGCGGGAGTATGCGGTTCCGGGTGAGACGGCGCTGTTCGTGCCGCACCCGATCTACACGCAGATGGGATACCTCACGGGGTCGCAGGGCACCTATCCCTACGTCGGGCTCATCCCGACCCTGACCCTCGGCCAGGCGGCGGCCAACACCGGCAAGCTCCCCGGACAGTTCTACGGCTATGAGGTCATCCCGTCGGCCAAGGTCATGAGCACCGTGACGAGCGCCGGAATCTACGATGGCAGCACGACCACGTACTCAGACGCATTCTGGGTGCATCTGCCCAGTTGGCTGTTCGCCGTCAAGCGCGAGCTGACCATCTCGACGGTCTCCCGCCCCGAGGAGGGGCAGGACGTGCTGGTCGGTCACTTCCGCGGCGGCCTGACGAAGCTGCGCGGCAGCTCCCTGACCCAAGCGCTGATCTACGGTCGCCTGACCGTGGCGTAGCGCAGAACCGACGTGCAGAGAGAGGAGTGAGATTCGGGGCGGCCTGAGCGCCGCCCCTTTGCTTTGGAGGCACAGCATGGCACTTCTGCAGGGACAGCAGTTGTTCACGGTAGCCCCTGGTGACTTCGTGACGAGCGAGGCCGGCGGCGTAGCCGAGTGGGCGATCCTTCTGCCCAAGGGCGCGATCTGGAAGATCGACACGTTCTGGGTCACCGCGCAGACCAATTACGCAGCCCAGGGCACGAACTACGAGGTCTGGAATCTCACCGACAGCAGCGGCAACACCATCGCGACCATCAGCAACGCCGACACCGGCGTA